AAAGGTGCCCCTGATAATAAATTTATGTTGGTGCCTGATGTAATTATCGTAGGAAGTGGTCCATATTGATACGTGAGAATACTTTGAGCCATGTTTATTTTAACGGAAGATAATAATTTAACATAGTTTATAACAAAATACCTTAATGAGAACATTTGGGTTAGCACCAGCATACTGGCCATATACACTAACCGTATACGGTTGATTTGAAGGACCAAAAACAGGTTCTGTCGGATATGCTACGTCAAATGTCATTAGATTCTGAGTTAATGTCGGATTTCCTGTAAAAGTACCGCCTAAATTTGCAGTTTGCTGATAAACATCTATACCAAGTGAATCAGCCAGTCTTATATAAAATGGGTAGCCTGTAAAATCGACAGTGGCATTTGTAATAATTGTAATGTTAAGTTCAATAAGCCACATGCCGCTTCCTATGTTAAATTGGTATTGTTGGGCTGGTACTATAGCACCACTTGATGTTAAAGTTATAGTTGGAGATGCAAATTGGTTAACAAGACCCAAAACGGGGGTTCCCGGGATAGGTGGACCAATTGGATTCGCTAATGATGCTGAGGAGAATGACATTTATTTATTCACGAGATAATATTTTTATGTAATTTTGACATATGATATACTTAAGTTCCCAATTGAAACGGTCGGTGCCCCTGCTGTAATGGTCCAAGCAACATTAACACGAAATTGAGTCGGGTCGTTATCGTTTCCACCAATAATTCGGACAACTTCAGTCACTGCAAAATTGTAATCGGCACCTGCAGCGCATGTAAATCCTCCATCGGGTGGGGTTATTATCGATTGAGTACAATTAACAACTCCCAGACCATTGGCAGGAAAGATGACTGCATTGGCTTGTGATATTACTACATTATTATCACTTGCAGTCAGTGTCCCTGTAAATCTTAAAGCATAAATTCCAGAATTGAGTTGAACTGATGCGCATACAAAATTTACACCACTTGTTAAATTTCCAGAAGTCGGAGTCAGTATTGCTGATGTAGATGAGTTAGTTAAATCTGGAAGCAAAAAGCCATTTGAATATTCGGCACCAGTTTGGTAATCAATCGAATATGCTGAAGAATAAGACATTTTATTATTAGTGGGATAATATTTTTATGTAATTTTTGTATAAGAACAGTCCATATCAGTGCATGTAACTGTTCCAGCACCAGACCATGTAACGTTTAACGTAAAAGTAGTTGGGTCATTTTGGTCGCCTACAACATAAGACACGTTATCGGTTAAAGTAAAATAATATGGTGTTCCAGCAGAGGCAATAAATCCTCCGCTTGGTGGTGTAATTATAGACATTTTAGAAACGACAACAAGACCTGATGCAGGTGTTATAGTTGCAGTAGCACTGCTAATTAATACAGTATTGGCTGATGCAGTTATTGCTCCTACAAATCTTAACAGGTATATCCCAGTATTAAGTTGAACCGAATTGGCTAAAAAATCGTCTCCACTCGTCAATGCACCACTGTTAGATGAAATATTAACGCTTGTAGATGAGTCTGTTAATCTTGGTAGAAGAAAACTATTTGTATATGACGGAGTTGTCTGATAATCAATCGAGTACGCTGAAGAATAAGACATTTATTTATTGGTGTGATAATATTTTTAGGCTACTCTAACAAATTGAATAAACCGAGTTAATGTGGGGAGAACAGTTTGAGCAGCATATACTATAGTGATTGTTACCGTTACAGGTGACCCACCAACGGGAATGGCTAAAATAGCACTTGTGTCAACTGGAAATACAGTTGCAGTTCCAGGAACAACATTATCATAAAAAAATGTTTGCGAATATGGTCTCGCTGATCCAACGTACGTAATAGTAACGACAGCTTGTTCAATTGCTGTAGTAGCATCATTAATTAAAACAGAATAAAATGGGGTAATGGACCAGACTCCCTGGCTTAAAGCTATGGTATTGCTGATTGTTGTAGTGCTTAAAATATTTGTGGCAGTAGAGTTAACAAATTCGACTGCTTTGCCAACAGGAACATTACCTATACTCCATGGGACAGCATTTGTATTTTGAGATGAAATTGACGAGGAAGCGAGAGACATTTTTATATACTACCAATATATTATTTTTTTTATTCCCAATTTTTAATTATTTCTAAATGTTCGACAGGAACCATATAGTGGAGCTTGTCGTCGCCCGTAATGTACTGCTGGGAATATGTGTCGAATCGTTCCTTATCATATTGAGTATACGCTAAGCAATCCCTAAAGTTAAATACCAGTATAAGTTCCTTTTCGCCTTGAATCTTATTTGCGGCAATTAATGTGTCACGGTAAGTCGTACTCTTGATGTATCGCGACTTCAACTCATAATTGAACTGGTCGTCGTAAAAATCATGGTTTGAATATCGGTCCTCTCGCGCTTTAATGTCGCGGCCAAAATGCTCTCGCAAAAATAGTAATATTTTCGATTCTTGAATCTTGCCAAACTTATACCACTCCTCTTTATAAACCATTTATGTAGGTTGAGACATTAATATCTTTAAGTGACATTTTTAAATCTAATAAAATTTAATGTTGGTTTATGTTAAATCAAATAAATGTCTAATGGTGCTAAACGAAATCTGATTGCCAAGTATAAGCGGCTGTTATCAACGATGCTCAGCGATGACGATATGGAGCATTATATTGGCGGCTCAAAGGCTAAAATCTTGAAATATTCCGAGTTGGCCAACTATAATAATTTAGCAGATTTATTGCCCGAGAATAGAGACTATCGAATCATTTTAACTGAGAGCAAACGTAATTGCGGGCACTGGTGCTGCATCGTCAGAGACGGTAAGACCATAACGTGGTTCGATAGTTACGGGGTCAAACCAGACGGGGAACTGAGATTTATTCCGACCGAAGTGAGGCGAATGCTTGGCGAGACTGAGCATCAGTTAACCAGACTCTTTAAGACTGCTGACCCAGGGGAGCAAATCATTTATAATAAAAAGAAATTCCAGTCTCTTGATGATTCAGTCGATACATGCGGCCGCTGGACAATTGCCTTCATAGCTATGAATCAGTTAGGCTACACCCTTGAGGATTTTATTGACAAAATCGAACAAATTTCGGAGGATACTGGTAAGCCGCCTGACATTATCGTTTGCGACTGGATAAATTAACTCAATTTTACGTACTGGTCTTTAATGACATTGCTCGAAGTCCCCATGGCAGCCGCATCGTCATTCAGCTGCTCGACTTGGTCACCATATTTATGTGTAAGGTAAATGTTTCGCAGCATACTGACACCAATACGCTTGCCAAAAATCCGATTTAAGATGCGAGTGATAGCATTATTGGACTCGAATGGCTTGCCCGCATAATCAACGAGTAGCGGTACGCTATAAGGTTTCTTTTTGAATTCTGCCCGTAGCGGGGAGACCTTGGTTAAATAAGCCTGCAAGACTGATTTAAGAGCATCATTAACGTCGACAATCTGCGTCTTATAAGTCCCAGCCGTCTTGTAATTATTAAAAAACAATTTCCAGTTGGTGGTGTCAAGATAATTAAACTTTTTGTCTGCATGTTCGCTGTCATATTTTTTAACGGCTACGCATAATTGGTAGTCTGCATTTCGTCTCGGTGGCTGTAGGCAGTATAATGATAGAACTACCCAATCAAGGAGGCTGCCATATTCCTTCTCGGTAACCTTCTTTTTCTCGAGTAGGGGTACGGCGATGGCGGCCAAATCTTCATAAACTTTTAAGACTTCGTCCTGGTTGATCCAATTGGCTTCTTGCGTCTCCGATTTGGTGTTGTTCACTGCAAGCTCCTTATTGTAATGCATCATGAGTTCATAGTATCGGTCATAAAGCTTCTTCATTTTGGGCTCTTCCTTAAGTAGACTGACCACGCTGATCAAGTACGAGCGACGAGTGTTGGGCTTATAGTGCTCCAACTTTGAAACGACTGAATCGACGTCCTTCAAAAAGGCCAGCGTTTTGATATCATTGCCACCATTTAAGCGTTTGAGGTTGTTCGTGTAAAGCTTGAGACTGCTCTCGCTGATTCCCTTGGATTTCAATTTTTCGAGAATATCTGACATTATATTTTTACTATAGATTTTATTTTTCCTAAATAATCAATAA